CAATGATCACCGGGATCACAGCGGATAGGGTTAAAGAGGCGACGGGAACAATTTTGGTTAAATCCGCTGGGAAAATTGCACAGCTATATTTTAATGATACTTGCACATCTGGAGAAGCAGTTGCCGCTGATAGCTCTGGACGCGGAATTCCCTTTGCATATTTAACAACCCTCGCTAGCACAATTCAGGCAGCATATGTCGGCGTTCTTATAGGCGCAGACGTAGCCGCGACTGGAACAGTTGCTCGCGTTTTAATTCAACCTGGCAGATAAAGAAAGGAGTAAACAATGTCCCCATTACGTAATCAACTGCATGTCGATCAACTCCTTTCAAACGTTTCGATTCGTTATCAGCAAGATGAATTGATCGGAATGAAGGTGTTTCCCGAGGTTCCCGTCAAGAAAGAATCGGACCTGTTCCGAATCTTTGACAGGAATATGAGGGTACCCGAGAGCCAGAGAGCCGATGGCGCTGTGGCCCGTGAGCACCACTTTGAAGTAAGCAATGCTAGCTATCTTTTGGTTCGCCATTCTCTTCGAGAGATCGTGACCGACAGACAGGCTGAGAATTATGATCTCTCCGATCTTCGCGTCGATACGACAGAAGATTTGACACAAAAGATTCTCACCAGGCTAGAGCTAGATGTTGCTCAACTTTTCACCACAACTAACTGGTCACTGAACGTTTCGCTCGCAGCCGCAAACGCGTGGAACGCAAATACGACCGTTAGTGACCCTGTTCCTGTAGTGATGACCGGTTCGTCCGAAGTCATTCTGAATGGCGGTTTCAAGCCTAATTTCGGCATTCTCCCGAGAGATGGCTGGGTTGCTGTGAAGAATCACGTGTCAATTCTCGATCGGTTGAAATATACGACCGCCGAAGTTGATACGAGAAAAGTCGCGGCAATGTTCGAGCTTAATGAACTATTAATCCCCGCAGCTGGGTACGATACGAGCGCTCTCGGAGCAACCTCGACCTTCTCCAGCTTCTACGGAGATAATATGTTTCTCGGTTACAAACCCGCAGCGGCAGCGCCGAAGAAGCCTTCTTCTGGGTATGTGTTCAGAAATCAAATGCCCATGGTGAAGCGCTACAGAGACGAAGCCCGCGAAGGCGAGTGGATCGAAGTGAACATGGAATATCAAGCCAGAGTGGTAGCATCGCTATCCGGATTTCTCATTAGAGATATTCTGGCCTAGTTATATGTGGGTATGTTAATACCCCATATAGGGTAAACTATCGATTGGCGGGGATGCGGTTGCGACACATCACCCCGTGCCGCGTCCCTGCCTACTTAAACTGAAGGAAAGCCTGGTATGAGAAAAAGCGATAAAAAGGCGTCTGAAGTTACGCCGCACCATAAACACAAAACAAAACTAATTAAACAAGATGCCGAGAGAAAAGATTCTATTAATCTTGTCGATACTTGGTTGGAACTACGCCCAAACAAGCACGATAGACTTGGCGGCAAGGCTGTGTTGCGCAGACTTATGAGTAATGGCAACGTCCATACGGCATATGTAGGGCGCATCAATAGGTGTGGCGAAATTATCGAGCATTATAAAAGCATCGGTAAATTCGGAGACCCGAGAAAATAATGGGAACATATTGCACCACGACTACGTTGGAAACGCTAATGGTGGGAGTGACGTTTAATACGCTCACCTCTTCTTTAGCGACCGTAATGATTGAACAAGCCGAAGCGGAGATAAATAAATATCTCTCTAAACGGTACGATCTTTCTAGTAACTATTTCCAGACTAGTACCTCTGTTCCGCCTCTAGTGCGTACGTGGTGTCAACGGCTCTCTGAGGGTTATACGTGGCATCATTTATCTAGAGGCGGGGCAGGGGATATGTCCCTCACTCGTGGGGATAAATTAATCGAGCCCACGATTGAGAATCTTAAAATGGTAGCTGATTACAAGATGGACGTTACCGACACTCTTGGCTCAGTTATCGACGATATGGCAAATACTTCATATAGGGTTTTAAGCAATACCGAAGATTATACAGATACGTTTGCAGAGGATGATCCTTTGGTATGGGCAGTGGATTCAGATAAACTAGATGATATTTCAGACGAACGTGATTAATGGCTGCCACAATAGAAGTAAAGGACAAGAAATTACGGCGCGCTATGAAGCGTCTCGCCGGTAATGCCAAGCAGATAGGTAATATTTCCTCCGAATATATCAACGCAATTACTCCCCGCGTATTAAGAGACATAAACGAACATTTCGAGAAAGCTCCCCCTGGGAAGACGGGCGGCTCTATAGGTAACACTACCTGGGCAGCCTGGTCTGATGCATATGCGAAAAACATGGCCAGTCGGGGGAAAGCTGGTAATCTTTTACTTCAAGATACAGGGCATATGAAGCGTAGTATTTATCCTGGGAAGCCTAAGAAATCAGGCTCGGGAGTGATGTGGTTTAACGCCGCTCCGTATTCAGCACAGCATGATGAGGGAGACCCCTCTAAGAATTTACCGGCTCGACCGTTTATGTGGATATCGGACCATGCGTTTGAAGAGGTTGCCCTTATAACACTTAATTTTGTAACAAAGCTATAATGGCGAAATTTGATTTAAATAATCTTAAAGAGCAAATTCAAACGATACTTCAAGAGGCCAATACTATTACCGCCTCTACCGATTTATCGGGAAGCCTAGATACTAGAATTCAAAAAGTATTAAAGATTAATCCCGCTCGTATTCCTGTACAGGCATCTATACATCCATATGTAACGAATTTTGTAGAATCAAATCAAATTGAATTGCCAGTCTCTCATCTTAATCAGAATAAAACTTTTAGAAAAGCTAATGTGAATATTCAGGTTATCGGTACCGTATGGAGCACGGCTATTACTGATAACGAAGTAGACCCCGCGGATGAGGAATGTGAAAAGTTAATGGAGAATATCGAGGAGGTATTAAGAGAGAATAGAACACTTAACGGTTCGGTTGATTGGCATATGCCAGTAGGGGTAACTTATCATAACGTTGGATTAGAAGAGGGTGTGCATGTACGAACGGGTATATTAACCCTCCAATGCTCTGCCTATTATACTTTACCATCCGGATTAACTGTCCCTGGTGCTCCTACGAATGTTGTTGCTGTCGGTGGCAATAAGGAAGCAACTATAACCTTTACTCCACCAGTTGATAATGGTGGCTCAGCTATTACGAGCTACGAAGTCACATCAAGCCCTGGGGGTATCACTGCCTCTGGTGCAGCTTCTCCCATTACTGTTACGGGGTTAACAAACGGAACGAGCTACACCTTTACCGTTACAGCAACTAACGCCATTGGGACAGGTCCAGCCTCTTCGGCCTCTAATGCCGTTACCCCAGCCGGTTTTGTTCCTACAGATATTGCCAAACTTCTTTTCTGGTATCGTGGTGATGATGTAAATGCGAGTGGATCGAATATTACTCAGATCAACGATAAGAGCGGCAATAATTATCATGCTGTACCTGGATTAGCCCAGCCAACGGTTAATGCCGGTGCACTGAATGGGGAAGACGTAATTTCCTTTTCTGATAGCTCTTGTGTCTTAACCCTTAGTGGGTCGGATGTTTATTTGAATGATAGTAATGGTTGGGATTATTGGATCATTATTAAGAAAGACGATACCACACAAGACACTGTTCACTCTCTAAAATATCAGGGTGTAAATTTCGGTGCCCAATGCCAGATGTCAGACAATGCTTATTTGTGGTTTGCTGGTAATCCGTTTAAGCGGCATTATGTTGCACCCTCTACACCATTCGGAACAACATGGCATAGAATTAATCACAGATGTGACGGTGTAGCGCCAGGCACGATAACTAGTTATAGCGTATATATAGACGGCTCGCTTGGTGCTAATCCTGTGTCTACAAGCGGTGGAATAGGACAGCATTCAATTATTGGTGGGTATAAAGGCGGTAGTGACCCATCTATTCATCTAAATGGGGATATTGCCGAAATGATTTTTTATCAAACAACATTAACCGATGCGAATAGGCTTCAGGTAGAGGCATATATAGATTCTAGATATGGTTTTTAAATGGCTGTAGTCGATTTAAATGATATTAAAGAACAGGTACAGACGAAATTACAGAGCGCTAATACTACCTCATCATCAAATGATCTGTCTGATAATCTCCCCACCCGTGTACAGAGAATTGTAAAAACTAATTCCACAAGAATTCCTATTCAAGCTACATGGTACCCATACGTCTCTATTCACATAGGGGATAAAATTACAGATACCGAAGTAATAGCCACAAGTAATGAATACGGTAAACGAATGGGCACCGTTAATATGCAGATTATCGGTGGGGTATGGAATAGTATTTTTGAGGATGTGGATGAGGATTTGTCCGATGAGGATTGTGAAAACCTCATGATGAATATCGAAGCCATATTAGCCGAGGATGTAACCCTTAGTGATTCTGTTACATGGCATCAACCCACGGTTGTTCAATATCATAATATCGCTCTAGACGAGGGGGCGAACCTTCGTGTAGGAATAATGAACGTTCAGTGTACGGTATTTTATTAACGGGGTGTATGGATGCTATCTAAAGAAGAGATAAGGGCACAAAGCGAAGCGGCCTATAAACAGTGGGCTCCTCAATGGCGTGAACACGCTAAGATTAACTCTAAATTTCCACAACAATCTTTTACTGATTTCGAGAATATAGGCATAGGTAAAGCCGTTCTCTGTGTAGCCATGGGCCAAAGCATGGAGAAAGAAATAAACGTTATCAAGGCTTATCAGGGGAATGTAGATATTATTTGTTGTGATAAGGCCTTAGGAATATTACTCGATCACGACATTATACCCACCTATTGTTTAGTATGTGACGCAAATGTTTCTTACGAAAAGTATATGCATCCATGGAAGGACAAATTATCTGATATTATTTTAATATCTAATATTTGTGCTAACCCCAAATGGATTGCTAATGGAAATTGGAAGAACAAATACTTTTTTGTCGTTAAGGATGTTTTACAGAGCGAGAAAGAGTTTTGTGCAATTTCTGGATGCCCTGAAACCAACGTCGTGCCCGCCGGAACAAACGTCAGTAATTCTCTGGTTATTCTTTTAACTCAAAGCGACAACGAGGGACGCCGAAACTACTTCGGCTACGATAAGATTCTGCTTATAGGATTTGACTATTCGTGGCCTTTAAATGGGCATTACTACGCTTTTGACCCTGATGGCGGAGGGAAGCATAATTACATGAGACACGGCTATATGTACGATGGTAAGGGTACAATGGTCTGTAGCTCTAATAACTTAATCTTTTCAGGCCGATGGTTGACGGATTATGTAAACGCATTTGCTTTACCGGTAGTGCAATGCACAAAAGAGACTGTATTGGTTCTTAATTCGAGCGGGAATTTATCCGAACAAATGCAATATTCATATAAACCAGAGGACGCCGATAGGGTGCGTGATAAGATTAAGCTTAAGAGAATTTTAGATAGGCAACTTAAGTCGATAACTAAAGAAGTCGAAGAGTTGGCTTGGGATCATAATAACGCATATCTTAGCTCAGTGAGCTAGGAAAGGGGTTTACAATGGCAATAGGAGATACCGCTTTACTGGGTGGGCTATCATATGTGGCAATTGGTAGAGAAACCACCTCTGGGGAATACAATACCTGTACGGCTGGAATGGACGTACTGTCGTTTGGTCTTGTCACTACACAAGAGAATAAGATTCTAGAACAGATCGAAACGTCTCGAACATACTCGAAACGTATTCAGCAAACTAAAAACGTTGCCGGGCCTGCATCGTTTTATTTCCTGCCCTGTTCACCGGCATGTAATTATATTTTGCATAATGCGATGATTGGTACGGTTACATCGGCCACGGCGACTGGTGAAACCGTTGGTGGTGGTGCTTTCGAGCATACCGTAGCTATCGGTGATGTTGAGCAATCATTCCCATCTCTCTGTATCAACGTGAGAAAAGGTCCTGCAACAACTGGACAGGTATTCGAATATGACGGTGTGAAGGTAAACGATATTTCTTTCGCGGCTAATATTGATGAGCCTCTACAGGTGGATGTGAATTTCGTCGGTCTAGATTCCACTAAAACATCTAACGATGTATCGAGCGCATTAACCGTTACCTGCGCAGACCCACTTAGCTTTGAAAGCGGTAGGGTATCGGTAGAGGGCTCTTTTGCCTCTCTCACCTCAAGCTCATACTGGCACGTACAGAGCGTTGAATGGGGATGGAATAATAACCTTAAAACAGATGCGGCAGCCGGACGCATTGGTAGTGCAGTAAAGGAATTACTCCCTCTTGGAATAGCTCAGTTTAATATGAAAGCGACCATTCGTTTTAATACGACAGCGGCTTTCGATGCGATGATTGATGCAAGTCAATTATCGATGCAGCTTGAATTTCAGGGTCGTAATACCATTAGTGGTTCGGTTGCAAGGCCGGGAATTAAATTTAATTTCCCAAAGGTTTATATTTCCAACGCAGGCGATCCCGTGATTAATGGTCCCAACGAAGTATTAACTAGTGATGTGGAATTCCACGTACTGCGTGATTGTAGTTCCGCAACCGGATATGCCATGCAGGCGATCGTTACAAATACCACGTCAAGCTATGCATAATGTGGCCTTTTACTAAACGAAAAACACTGGACGGTCATTTAGGCGCGATCCACAAGGTAAAAATTCACGGGATATTCTTTAAATTAAGACGGATCAATCCCATGGATTATGTGGCGGGCACTAAGGCCGTTCAGATGCATTACGATACGTACAAGACAAAAGGACAGAAAGACCAGATACAAAAACTTAATCAGAATGTAGAGAAGGTAAAAGAGCATTACGTTGATGTATTTATGGCGGGTGTAGTTGAGCCTAAATTATGCAGAAAGAAAGATGGTGAAGGGATATTCGTACAGAATTTATTTACGGATTGGGATTTAGCGAATGAATTGTATTTGAAGATAATGGAGATTACATACGGTAAAAAAAAATTCCAGTCACTTATCTCTCGCCAGACAGGGCTTCAGAATTTGACTTCATAGCTAAACGCTATGGGGTCCTACCCACCGAAATACTCAACCTAGACCCATTAGGTTTTTCTTTTACTCTTTTCGTTGCCGAGCAAGGGACGAAGCGAGAAGCTAAAGAGCTAGAAAAGGCAAGAAAAAACCAAAAGCCTATAGTGATTTCTAGGAAATAGAATGGCGGATATAAAAAAACAGGCCGAATACAACGTAGTATTTGACAAGGATAAATCGGGAGCGTTTAAATTCATTCCCCGCTCTTTAAACCGCCTTCTACCCATCATGAAATCCCTTGCTGCGCCAATAGCCGTAATTGGCGCGGCAGCCGTTGCCATAGGCGTTAAAGCCGTTGCCTCGTTTAAAAACCAAGAGCGTGTAACCAATTCTCTAAATCAATCTCTTATCAACGTTGGGATTTATACTAAGGAATTATCTCAACGATACCAGGAACAGGCTAAAGCCTTATCCCAGCGTACCACGTTTGCCGATGAGCAAATAATGGAGGCGCAATCTCAGGTACAGCAATTCATTGGTAATACGGAGGTGAGTGAAGAGCTAACGCAATCGATTTTAGATTTCGCTGCCGGAATGAATGTGGATTTAAAAACGGCTGCAAGATTGGTTGGGCAATCTATAGGCTCTAGCACAAATGCTTTATCTAGATACGGAATTCAGATAGACGCTACAGCAAGTAAAGAAGAAAAATTAGCTGCCGTTGTGGCGGGTCTGGGAAATAAATTTGGCGGTCAAGCGGAAGCTCAAGCCCAAGGATTGGGCGGCCTTAAGCAAATGAGAAATGCTTTTGGTAACGTAATGGAGGCTATAGGCAAGGGTTTAGCTCCGGCCATTATATTTTTTACTAAGCAATTAACCGCAGCAACTATAGCCCTTCAAGAAAGCACCACTTTTACTCGTACACTTGCAAATATTGTAGATGCTATGGCTGCGGGAGCCATGATTTTTAAAAACCTGGTTGTGGGAATATCTGAGGCTATAGGTAATTCCATAGCAACTGGGTATTCTGTATTCGGAGATTTAATTAAGGGGAGATTTAGAAAAGCCGCCGAATCAATGAAGACCGGCATAGATGCTAATCTTAAGATTGTTGTAGATAGAAAGAGACAGGTCCTAGAAGAGGTTGGGGAGATTGTAGAGGCCAGGGAAGTATCTAGACAGAATGATAAAATAGCAGCTGCCGCAGCTAAGAATACAGAACGATTTGCTAAGACCGTTAAACTTAAATCAAAGCAAGAAAAGGAATTTAATAAAACAAGAGAGAGTTTGGCAGAGGGCCAAGCTATACAGCAAGAGGCCGTATTAAATACTCAGGTAAAATCGACAGAGAAGATACTCACCTCTTTCTCTCAAATGCAAGCCTCTAAAAGCGCCGCTCTATTAGCCGTGGGTAAAGTTGCCGCTCTTGGGATTATTGCTATTAATACCGCAGAGGCCATACGCAATACCTTTGCTTGGTTTAGTGGGTTTTTTCTTATCGGTGCTTTTTTAGCTACGATTGCTGTAATAGCCATTATCGCCTTTGCTGCGGAGCAAGTCGCTAATGTATTGGGTGCTAAGATGGCTCAAGGCGGAATGGTTATGGGTGGGGAATTAACTACACCTATACCCGATAATATAAAAATAGCGCAGACGGTAAATGTTAGAATTAATGGAGGGCTTAGTGGTACAGACGCAGAGGCCCAAATTATAGCCCAGATTATCCACAGCGAGGTAGCATAATGGCCAAAAAAGAAGCAACCCTTTTACTTAATCTAAAGACAAAGGGTGAAAAGACTATAGAGAAGACGCGGGCCGCCTTAAATAAATTAGGTAAAGCTGCCGCCGTAGCATTTGCCGGATTGACGGCCATTGGCGTAAAGGCCGTTGCTGCGTATAAAGAACAAGAATTATCAGTAAATAAATTAAACCAGTCACTAATACAGCAAGGCGTCTATACAAAAGAGCTATCTAAAGAATATCAAAATATGGCTTCTGATCTTCAAAAGACCACTACTTTTGGGGATGAGGCAATTATTTCCGCTCAAGCACAATTACAATCCTATTTAGGTCAAGAGAAGATAACGAAAGAATTAACCCAAGCGACACTTGATTTCGCCGCTGCGATGAAAGTGGATTTAAAGACCGCTTCTCGATTAGTTGGCCAGAGTATCGGTAGCCAGACAAACGCCCTCACTCGCTATGGAATTCAGATTGATACAAGCGCGACTAAATCTGAAAAGCTCGCTGCTATTACCAAGGGATTATCCGGTCAATTTGGAGGCCAGGCCGCTGCGGCAGCCCAGGGTCTTGGCTCTTTAGAACAATTCTCTAATGCCTTTGGAGATTTATTCGAGGTTATAGGAAAGGCCCTTGCTCCTGTTATTGGTTTTTTTACAAAACAACTCACAAGTCTTGCTGTTAATTTACAGGAAAACGACGGGTTTATTAGGGGATTGAATTCTGCCGTTGCTTTCTTGGCTAGAGGATTTGTTGGCTTAAAGCTCACCTCACAAATTGTTTTTTCTATTTTAAAAGCCGGATTCATGGAAATAGCCACATTTGTATCTAATATCGCAAGTGGTGAATTTAAGGCTGCGCTCACTGAAATAGGAGATGCTACAGGAAAGGCTTTTGATGAGATTGGTCAAGCCGTAGAGGATCGAGCTAAAGAAATGGCTGAGCTTGATCGTTTATTTGATGAAAAGGAGCAAGAGAGACAAGAGAATAAAACCGCTGCGATGCAAGAGGAACAGGCTAAGAGGAACGCCATTCTTCAAGAAGAGATGGACAAAAGAAAAGCTATAGAAGATAAGGCCCTCACTGATAAGAAGAATAACGAAGCTGCCGTGGCCGATGTGATGAATAAAACCGGCCTGAAGGTTCTTAAAGACAATCAATCGAATCTGGGAAATCTTAGCTCCCTACAGCAATCAAAAATGAAGGAAATTGCTGCGGTGGGTAAAGCCGCGTCCTTGGCACAGATTACCGTAAACACAGCGGAGAATGCTACAGAAGCGATGAAATTTGGTACACGTATCGGGGGTCCGGTATTAGGTTTTCCCATGGCTGCAGCAACGATAGCTTTTGGCGCAGAGCAAGCGGCAGCGGCAGCGGGCGTGAAATTGGCCGAAGGAGGCATTGTTAAGGCTACCCCTGGTGGGGTACCTGCCATCGTGGGCGAGGGAGGCCGTGACGAGGCCGTTATTCCCTTAGATGAGGGTGGTGCGAACGTGGGCACGACCATTAATCTAGAGGTACAGGGCGGATTTTTGGGTGATGAGAATCAAGCGAAAGAATGGGCCAAAACTCTTGATTTAGAGTTATTCCGATTGAGACAATCGAATGAATCGGTCGCTTTCGATAGAGGGATTATCTAGTGGAATTATTAAAAGCTAACTATATCCTCACAACAACATCTATTGTAGTGGGGTCTAATACAGAGACCGCAGAATTTATGATGGACCCCGACGTATCGTTCCAATATGTCACATCTGGTGATAATAGTGATTTGACCACTTCAAGTATAACGATAAACTTTGATGAAACCACGACGGTGAGCCGCATTGCAATGTTGGGCCATAACGCTAAGGATTTTACCCTCTTTCATAACGGGACCACTGCAAATACTTTCGCCTTAACTACAACGGCAGATACTACAGTGAGTGACTGGTCTTCTAATAGCGCCACGGCTATTTATATGCAGACCACTCCTGTTCAATGTACGAGTGTGACTTTAGATATTACCGCCACGATAGAAGCGAATAACGAAAAGGCTTTAGGGTATTTTGTTATTACAGAAGAGCATATTGATTTCCCTAGAATTCCCGCCGCAAAGGATTATAAACCTCAGAGATTAAGTAAAGAGGTAATACATAAACTCTCGGATGGTTCTACAAGAATTCAAGCCGTAGCTACGAAGCATATGGCAGATATTAAACTGGATTATATAACTAGTTCTTTTCGTGATGATTTAAAGACGGTATTTGATTTACACGAAGGGATGATTTTTGTCGCATTTGGTACAACCAGTGGATGGGATGAATTGCTATTTCCATGCGTATGGAAATCTCCCTTCGAGTTTTTCAAATACTCTGATAACGCTCCCGCTGCGGGTTTTCAGGGGACGATTAGACTTATGGAGACAAGCCCAGCATGAGCCCTACTCCTACAATTAAGACAGAGATTAAAAAGCCTAAGAGTAAAGTATTTAGAAAGTTTGAGATTAAGCGCAGGCAGACGTCGGATGGAAAATTTGAATCCGATTGGCAGGATTTATCTGCGGATGTAAAAAAATGGGGATCGATTAAAAAGAGTGTAGACGATGTGAGATATAGCCGAGTGAGATTTTCGGATTTAAACCTCACCGTCGCAAACGATAACGGGCTTTATAACCCAGAAGATAATTTAGCTAGCTTTTGGTATGGATATGCAAGCCAACAACGAACGCTCGTACGCATACAAGCTGGTTTTACTCATCAAACCCTTGGGTCTAATGGAATATGGTCTAACACTAACCTCCCAGCCGACCCAACAGTTTTTCTTGGTGTTATTCAGGGAGACATCCCAATCTCAGATAGCAACGAGATTGTCCTACCTGTTAAACCCCTACTTCAAGTTTTTAGAGACTTCGCAACGAGAAATTTAAATGGTCTATCTGCCGGCGGAGGTATGACTGCGAAGCAATTCATAGAGCTTCTAAGAGACCAGACAGACGGTGCAGGGGAGCTAATATTCAGGCCTTTCTTTCAAGACACCACTACGTATTGGGAATATACAAGCTCTTCTATTGAATACGTTGATATTAGTAGCGACCCGAATTCATCTAGACCCACGCCTAGTGGTGATCCTGTAGCGAATGATTTTTTAGAAATGAACGTCTGGGATGCCATAGAAAAACTAGGGGAGGCGGAGAATCTTGTTCCTCGTATTTTAAGAGACGGAACATTTAGATTCGCTGATCGCTCTAGCCCTACTACAACATCTCAGTATTCGTTTTACGGTAGAGGGTTTTTTAATACCGAATACGGACATACGATTAAGCGCCTTAATACTTATAAGCGTAAATACTCGGATTATTATTCTAGGGTAGAGGTTAAGTGGTCTGAAGAACCCACTACGGGAGCTACCGCTATAACACAAACGGCGTTTGCCGTATCGGGTACAAACGATGCGTGGAATTATGGGCATAGAACATTTGATGTTGAGAATTACTGGATTGCCACGCTAACGGCTGCCGAGGATTTAGCGGGTACAATATTTCAGCAAACCTCCGCTATACAAGAAGAGTTAGATTTTACAACTTCGTTTGTACCGCAGCTTGATATTTTAGATTTAGTAAAGATAAATTATGATTCTGGGGAGGCAGCATTAACGAGCCGTTGGGATTTAGCCGACTGGGCAGATGATGCGACAACATCAGCTGAAGACTTAATATGGTCGTACCCAGAGGGTGATACTTTATTATTTACCGATAGAGAATTTAAACTTAACTCGATTGAATTAAATTTAGATAATTTTGAATCAAAATTTAAAGCCTTTGCGATATAGGGGAATAGAATGCCAGCTAATCAAACAATAACTGCGAGTGATTTTTTTAATTTCGTAGCCAAGACAAGAGCTAAGGCTAGTGAGGTAAATACAAACTTTACTATGTTTAGAGGACATATTCTCCCCTTTGATCCTAATACTATTGCAACGGCATCAGATACCTATGATTTAGGTGCATCGGATGCGCAGTGGAACAATGGATATTTTAATAATTTCCCAAAGGTTAATGGGCAGGGCCTTAACAATGTAATGTGGCAACCGGGCGCGTATGGTCTAGGTGTATTTCAAGATACCACTACAACTTGGACGATTAAAAAGGAAGACGGTACAAACCTATCGACTACTAATTACGGGATTGTTAGAGCGTATCAGCACCCCGCTGCGGTTAATACTGGCTCAAGTCAATATGTTGAAATAACTATCACAGCAAATGTGGATATTACATCAAGCGGGTCTAATTGGCATATTGGTGGAGCCGCCAATATGAGCGTTACCGTATTAGATTTAGTATATTTATATGACTATAGTGTGGGTTCATTCGGTCTTTCTTATTACGTCGGATCGGCAAGACCTATAATCCCTGCGAGTAGGTGTTCAACTGGAGCAACCACTTCCGCTGAAGCCATAAGAACCGCATCCGCCGTTAATACACTATGTTCTGTTACCCCGTGTTTTTGGATGTATTGCACCTATGTCGCATCTGGAAGTCATTGGAGATTGCGTGCCGATGGGTATAATAATGTACACCATGGATCAAGTGACGGTATCGTAAGACATTATCAACCGACAATTACCGGATATTCTGCAAATCCACCGCTTCTTGTGAGATGGACAATGCACGGGGAAACCGTATGGTTTAATTATCATCATACCGGCACAGCATATGGCACATCGAATACCGCTGGATTAAAAGGGAGCGTTCCTATTCCACCTCAATCTAATTATATGCTCGCTACAACACGAGTTATTGATAGTAGTGCAATTCAGACATTAACCGGATTCTGCTGGATGACTACGGGTGGACATGCATATGATGTATACAAAGATATGCAGGGTACCGGGTGGACAGCTATTAATGGAAAGGGGTATGAGGTAAATGCGTGTTATCGTTCATATGATGACTACAGCGGATAAATATTATGAGATTCCCGCCTAATTTTAGATACCTACTTTATCGTTTTAAATATAGATACGGAAGACGTTTACCAATACGTAAACCCGTTGATGTATCTTTAGAGCTAAGCTCCCGATGTTCTTTTAACTGTGCGTATTGTTATCACGCCGATCCTAATAATCTCCCATTTACTAGGGGATTTATGGCACCCGCTACGGCCAATAAAATTTTAAATCAGGCGGCCAATCTTGGAGTGAATAGCCTTAAGATGAATTGGAAGGGTGAGAGCACACTTAATCCCAACTTCAAGCTAATTACTAAAAAGGCCAAGGATTTAGCCTCTGGCTCTACGTTTATCGACCGTATAACAAACTCCAACTTTTGGTTTCCTACAGATAGGGATGATATCTTCGACGGGCTCTGTAACCAAACGAAAGTAAAGGTAAGTTTCGATTCTTTTATTAAAGAGGTATTCGAGACGCAGAGGGCTGGAGGCAACTACGATACGGTATTAGCGAATATAGATAAATTTTATAATTATCCAAAAAGACGTAAAACAGCCCTTGTCATTCAATCAGTACGTACCACATTAAATAAGGATGAGGATTTCCTTAACATTGCGCAACAACGGTGGCCCGAAGCGGTGGTCTCTATACGTGATATGGTTAGTGGGCGCGTTGGTATTGACGTCTCTGCCCTCGAACACCGCCATAGGACAAGAGATAAAAGACAATCCTGTTTACAAGCGCATGTTAGACTTATATTTTCCTGGGATGGGAGAGCATTTCCTTGCTGCCCAGATATCGCGGAACAATTGTGTTTGGGCAATATCAACGACACTACCATGCGAGATATTTTCAGAAGCGGAGAGGCTCGCCAATTACGGCGCTCACTTCTCTCTGGAAAAGCCTTCGAAAACGACCCTTGCAAGAATTGTTCATCTTTCGAATCTTACGCCGGATATCGGCCAAACTGGGTCAGCTAATGAACAATAACAGTATAACAGTTGTGGGTATGGGGTATGTTGGTCTGCCTTTAGCAGCGGCTTTATCAGATCATTTCGAGGTATATGGGTACGATATATCTAAAACCAGAATAGATGAGTTAAAAAATGGATTCGACAGAAATGAAGAGGCTCATGAGTTTGGGAGAATTAATTTTAATACTGACCTTAGTAAATGTAATTCAGACGTGTACATTATCGCTGTCCCAACTCCCATTTTAGCTGGCTCTATTCACCCCGATTTAGATTGTCTAGAGAAAGCCTCCGCAGCGGTGGGGAGGGTATTAAAAGCAGGTGATTTAGTCGTATATGAATCAACCGTATATCCAGGAACCATTACCCAGGTCTGTATTCCTATCTTAGAGAAATTTAGCAATTTAAAATCCCCTGATGAATTTAGTGTGGGGTATTCCCCTGAGAGAATAAATCCAGGCGATACTCGACATACCGTTGACAAAATAGACAAAATAGTATCAGGGCAAAACGCAGAGATAGCTATACGTGTAGGGAAAATCTATACCCCTATTCTTAAGGGAGCTAAGGTCTGGGCTGTCTCTAATATTGAAACCGCAGAGATGGCTAAACTCATAGAGAATTGCCAGAGAGATGTGAATATAGCTTTTATGAATGAGGTAGCCGAGCTATGCGGGAAGTTGAATCTTGAGACGTCTGAAGTATTGGCCGCGGCTAATACAAAATGGAATTTCATTCCCTTTGAGCCTGGTCTTGTGGGCGGTCACTGTATACCTGTAGACCCGTATTATTTTATTCATGTTGCTGGGAGGGTAGGCTCTGATTCTCGCCTCATGGCCGCTTCTCGTTATGTAAATTCAAACGTGCCAAAATTGATAACGGAAAAGGTTATGCAAAATCTTTGGCAACGAAAGGTGCCCCTTAAAGATGCGACGATATTAGTATTGGGTTTAAGTTTTAAAGAGAATTGTAAAGACACAAGAAATAGCCAGTCGTTTGAGATTCTAGATATTCTACGTAGCAATGGCGCTTGTGTAGTGGGTTACGATCCGATAGTTGGGGAGGGCACAGCCGTCCCTCTTAATTCCCTAGGTACATTTGATTCTATAATCATAGCTGTAAAACATGAATGTTTTGTAAATATTCCAGTCTCTACTTTTAGAATGCTCTCGAAGGGTGTACCTCATTTATTTGATATTAAAAATATTTATAATAAACAGTTGTTCGAGCAACACGGGGTGAAAGTATGGCAAATGTAGGCATCGTTATTTGTTCTAGGCGTAGTAGCTCTAGAATACCTGATAAACCTTTTGTTGAATTTAATAGGAAGCCTTTACTAGAGCATTTAATTCAAAGGGTAGGAGGGGTATATCCCGTATTTATAGCCGTACCTGAAGAGGAGTGGGTCTCCTATTCGGCTGATTTAAATACCATGTCTATAAAAATAGTATCTGGGCATGGTAGTGATCCGTTAGCAAGAATGGCGTGGGTAGCTAGGGAGCATAATTTAGATGCCGTTGTTCGCATTACCCATGATAAAATATTCGTGGATCGAAATGACATCTCGGGCTTCATTGATATTCTTTTTAATTCTAATGCTGATTATGTCTATTCTTCGGATTTTATCCCAGGTACAGGCTTTGAAGTAATTAGGAATAGTGTTCTACAGGAGGCGGCCTCTCAGTTTAAAGACGTAGAGCATATTAGTTATGCCATAAGGGCTATTACTAATAATACTGTAAATGTACCACTAGAGACGCCACACAACCCCCCCCGCCTTCTGGTGGATTATCCAGAGGATGTGGTAACTATAAAGGCCATCTTCTCGGCGCTGGGGGACCACTGCACGATAGATCAAATCTGTCGATTTTGTGAAACATTTCCATCTATAAAACAAAACAATAAACTCCCAGATGTTACCGTTTATACCTGTGCGTACAATGCAGAAAAGTGGATCGAGCAATGCATGAGTAGTGTATACCTCCAACAAAAGCTCCCCACTTATGAATACATACTTATCGACGATGCCTCTACAGATACGACAGCAACTAAAATGAAACTATTTTCTAATGAAGTAGGAACACGCTTTTATCAAAATGAAAAGAATAAAGGATTATCCGATAGTTCCAGCTTCGCTCTTTCTAAAGCAAAGGGTGAATATATTATTCGCTTGGATGCGGATGATCGTTTTTGTCGAGGTACGATTTTAAGTGAAATGTTAGAGATGGCGAAAGGTGGTAAATATAATGTGGTTTATCCGAGCTATTATGATGGCAGCTTTGATACTGTTACCCATGGCCGTGTTATGCATCATGCAGGTGGTGCTCTCTTTAATACTAGAGCCTTAAACTTTATTAAATTCACAGAGGGGTTAAGGCATCACGATTCATTTGATTTGTGGACGCGTCTAGAGGCAAAGTTGAAGGTTGGATATTTAGATAGACCCACGTTTTTTTATCGACACACAGAGGGCTCTATGTCCCGAACGAATCATAAAGAGCGGGAGAAGATAAAGAATGCGATACGGAGAGCGCAAATACCCTGCCATTGATATTCTAGAGCTTTATTCTAATGCGGATTCTAAGCGTTGGAATAGATGGCTAACTAGACGATATCAGGAGAAAGATTTAGACGGCCTATTCGCTATGCTGTATGGTGTTCAGGCTGGGATGGATGATTTGGTTAAGAAAAAAATGAATACAGAGAAGCTACAGCTTTTCTTTATTCGTTTACAGAGAAGCGTCGAGAACACAATACGGCGGGTATTAAAAGAGAAAGACCCAAATCCTTGTGATGATCCCACTAAAGCCAGAGACCATTTAGACCAGCGGGATAATAAACGAAGGCGCGATGAAATGATCAATCGCATTTTAAGGGATAAGAGTTATTAATGGTTATCGCAGAAATAGGTCTAAATCACTTTGGCTCTATAGAAGAGGCTAAAACACTTATCAGGGCAGCGAATGATTCGGGTGCGGATTTAATTAAGTCTCAAGCCTTTTTAGCTAGAGATATGAAGACGGGCTCTATGCCCACAAGCTTCTATGAGGCCTGTCAATTTACCCTACAGGATTATATCGACCTTATCGATTACACGCGGGATTTAAAAAACGATTTATTCTTTTCTATATTCTCCGATAGATTTGAATCTCTTAAAACAAAACAGACGTGGCATAAGATTACAGGAGCACAAACTAGAGCGGGTAAAGCCACAGAGTTTCATGATCACGATAACGTGATTATCTCTGTTCCTAATAACGTTATTATTCAACCATTCAAGAAAGCGAATATTCTACACGTCACGGATTACTTAACACAAAGACCAAATCTAAGAAGAATTTCTGAATTAAAGATTATGCTCTCTAGGGATGAGGTGGGTTATAGCGACCATACAATGGGTATAGATAATTGCCTTAAGGCGATAGAAGTATATGGCGCTAATATCGTAGAGAAGCATTTTACTTTAGTTCAAGATAGACGATGGAATAATCAAGTATTTAGAGACACGATACATGGGGCAACGCCTGCCGCATTCCAACGTATCGTTTTAGCAATGGGGTGATTAAATGGCTAAATGTACAATATGTTCTAAAGAAGACTGGCAGAATGTAGATGAATACACATCACAAAAACATGGAATGTGTATATGTATGACGTGCGGCTTTGTAACCTATCCAGAGGCAATCGATAATGCCGATAAGGTTACAAATTATTATAAAGAAGAATATAGGCCGGCACCGACTGTACCAAATGTATTTTCTGGACAAAGGAAGCTTCATTTTCATGAGGCATTCCTACAACAAAATCTATTTAAGAAATGGAAGAAAGATGATGCTCCTGTTGTATTTGAATCTGGTGCAGCCATAGGTCTGTTCCTGGATTATATTAAGAAGAATTATCCCAAGGCTGAAGTATACGGAACGGAATTAACCACAACATTCAGGCGGGTTTGCTGGCATCAATATAAAATTAAACTTGATACAGAGATGGACACATCTAGGAAGTATGATCTTATTGCCTCCTATAAGGTTGCGGAACACATCCCAGATGTAAATACAGAATTAGAGAAATACTTCGAATGTTTAAAAGATGATGGTCATTTATATATCTCTGTTCCGTGTTGGTTTGATCAGTTGACTAATTTTGGGATGGATAAATTTTCTATCCAATATTACTACCATAAGAATCATGTAAATGTTTGGACAAGAAAGTTATTCGAGACACTCTTAACGAAACACGGCTTTGAGATTATCGATCAGAACCATGAGTATTACGATAGTACATACTTATGTAAAAAGAATGCGGGCTTTAAGTGTAAAAACCCAGAGTATGATTCTCCTGTAGAAATTATCGAAACGATGCGGCATATATTCGAGGCTAATAAGGCTTATGAATTTGGGGATTATGCTAAAGCAATACAGATTTATCCTAAATTTCCCATGGCGCATATTGGCCATTATGAGCATACGCGCCAAAAATGGCATAAACTTGGTTTAAAGGGGATTGAAGAGAATATAATTAATCCTGCTTTAAAAGCCTTACCCAATCACTCACAGATGCATTTCTTTGCAGGTGATTTATGTTCGCGGTATAGTGATTATGAAAAAGCAATAGGGCATTTTAAAAAGGCCCTAGACTTAAAACCAAATAATCCAAACTGTATCGATGCGATAGCGAATTGTTTTGCTGCGATGGCTGCGAAGGACCCGAAACACGCTAAGGAATACCTACCTAAAGCGGTAGAGTGGACGATGCGTTTAAATGCGGTGAGCTTTCAACATGCCCATGAATCCGTAACAAAACTATTTCAGTACTGCGCACAGATACCTATGCCAGGGGAATAGATGACTGGAAATGATTGGCGGCGATTACCGTACGGACATATGAAACCGTATGAACCGTGGGGTAACGTTGCTAAGATGAATTTCTATCTCATCTATTTATGCGATCACTTAAGAGAAGAACTAAACACTCCCCTTTACGTTACCTATGGTACACAAGGCGTTCATAAAGCTCCGTGGCATGATAGAGGCTTGGCAGTCGATGCCGTCGTGGACACGGCAAAGATTCATCCTCTTGATGTTATCCTTGCTGTTACCCGTTTTAATTTTATTGGTTTCGGCTTAATTGCCAACGCTCGCCATCCTAAATGCGCACAACCATTAGGACTACACTTAGATGTGCGCCCAGTTAAAAAGGTAGTAGAACCACAACACCGCTGGATCTGGTATGATGGTAAAGAGTATCCGTTTACAAATGCGGAACTAAAAAAACACTGCCTTATTTAATTGGAGAAATTTATGGATAAAGAAAAGATTAAAGAAATACTGGAGAAGAATATCAACTTATCCGGTCTTATTAATGACGCTATCGACGGTATTGCCGAGCCTGCTCTACGCGAAGCGGTAAAGAAAAGCTCTAATAAGATCGATGATATTGTGCTCGCCGCACTGTACCAGCCCCTAGAAGATGAGCTTAAAAAACTAGTCGCTGATAATTTAAATTGGGAAAAACTTATAGGATAACGCTATGTCTATATGGATGTGGATAAAATTATTATTCACTTTACCGTCGATTATTCCTATTATTAAAGACGTCATTAGTTTCATCAAAAACTTTAAGCAGAATGGGTTTGATGGTATTGGTGAACTGGCCGAGCGGATTTTAAAACTTATCATGGGTATGATCCCCGTTGATAAGAAGAAAGCTGTCTCGGAGGCCGATAATCTAAAGCATGAATTACAAAATCTCGATCGAGCAAGAAAGGCAGGAGCCCTTAAAACATCCAGCGGTTCGAAAGAACTATCGCGCATCTTGGCGAGGCTTTGAATTTCTTGGAACGGGATGAGTATAAAGAGCTAATTAAAGAGGCTTTAAAAGAGTGGCTTGACGAACATTTCTCAAAGTTTGGGAAATGGACATTAAGGGCTGCATTGGCGCTAATCTTTTCTGGTTTGATCTTTATAGCTTTAAAGTTTGGATGGCGGCCAATTTAACTATGTATACATGGGAAAGGGAAATAAATAATGCCTACTAATGGAGATAAACACGTAACTTATAACCACGATATCAGTGGTATCGCGAGAAGGATTCATCGTTTTGGTTTTGAGCTATATAAATCTGTTAGCTCTGCCGGAGCATTCACGAATGAATTCGATCAGAAGAGAATGGGTGAATACTTGGATGCTACCGATGTGTATTTAAATCACGTCGTCGCGCAGCCACAACTCGACCTACCCGAAAGTCATCCTAGGAAAATTGAAGTTGATCTTCAACCGGATGATGAAATTCTCGCCATTGAGAATGAATCTCTTGCGGATGCTATTTATTATTTGAAGCTTGCGAATGTTGAATTGTTAAACAGCCAGTCAAGTCGAATGGGCGCAGGCTTGCTTCCATTTGATGAGCGACGTGCTCGCGCATTGGTAGAAAAAGCTCGTCGATTACTTGTTGATTACATTGCGGTGGTGCAGCCACTTGATCTTCCCGAAAGCTCACCCACTCGGGAAATGAGCGGGCAAGGAAAACTAGGAGTATAGACACGAATTTTTAGCTCACTCTTCGCTAGCTAAAAACTCCCTATACAAAAGCAAAGGGGAGGCCCTTTCGGGTCTCCCCTTTTTTACTCTCTTTACTTCAAGAAATCAGCTAAGTCTTTCTTCCATGTACCAATCGAGAAACGACATCATAACTAAATGAATGCGTTTAATGAGCCTTAACACAACGTCTTGGCTCAAGTGTATTTTAGCATAAAAAAAACCGCGGTAGGAGGTGAAGCCAACCGCGGTAAGGCATAATTTAGGAAATCTTTTAATGAGTAAAAAGATTAATGGGAATTATATCAGAGAAAAAAGCGGGGAGCGATACTTAGGTTTTTCCAGAGAAGGCCCAACCCCGATTGGTAGAGCCAACTTAATATTTACAGGTTTACAGACATCCAAATCCGCCTAAAACTGTAACGCTCCCCATAGGTTCGTGTGCTTAATTATCCATAATAGTAAATAAAAGCACCGACAAGAAACATTATCATCAAGACTGTAAAAACAATTCCCCAACCGTTCATTTTTACCCCCCTCCTGTTTGGTTCTTTGTATAACGTGCCGTTTTCAAAATAGTATTTACGGCTCATCCTTTATCAAACCCAGAACAAAAATCATCTTCGTCCACAATTGGCCAATCATAATAAAGCACACCCTCTAGATTTCGTGTTATTTGCGGTGGGTTTTTGTGACATTCTCCGTAGGGCATCATGCCTTCTGGTTCTTCTGAAATAATATACCATTTACATTTTTCACATACATCTTCCATTTTATTCTCCCTTTATTGGAAATGGCTTTAAATCTTTATCGGGTACCCAGAATTCTTTTTTCCTGATTTTGAAGTATTTATCTTGCTTTGCGTCTTTGGCATAGATCCATCCCGCGAGATTAAATTCTGTTTCGGATCGTTTTTGAACCAAAAGATATGGGGTATTTTCTGGATAATCAGGCTTAATAATTAAATGCCCGTTGGCGTGTATAGTGGTTTTGATTTCGTATTGACCAATATCTTTAGGACGATTTTGTACGGGGTCTGTGGTACTAAAAAAAGCCGATGACCACCATTTATTAGCAACCTTATGAACGGCGGCCTCCCCCATGCAACCTATTTCATCCGTCTCCAATTCCCCGAGTTTTCGTAAATCAGGCGAGCGATCGCGTCGATCGAAAGATGCGTATTCTTTACACGTCACTAATCTTAAAAGAGCAATTAACCGTGCGTAGAAAATTTCATGGACATCAAGGGTAACTATCCTATTTTTCCACCCCACTAGCACACCCCAAACATTTAAAGGAGGGCAGTGCCCCTGCTTTTCTTAAAGAGGAGTGAAAAGCAAGCTCTTCGGGGAGTTTTTTTTCATATACACCGAAGGAACCCAGAGGCACCCACCCATATTGTTTTAATTCTTTTTTGGAAGTATGCCCGATGGTTAATTCGACGCAGAAATTTTCTATTTTAGGTTTATTGTTCGTTTTATGTGAAATGAAGTAGCACACTTCCATTGTATAACACTTTAACTTATCGGGTCAATCTCTGCCGTATAGACTGTTACCATCTTCTATAAATTTCTTTAATTCTTTTAGTCGCGCTTCCGTTTCTTCGCGGGACATATTTTTATGCCTCTCAACCATTTCGTGCTGAATCTCTACTCCCTGCATGAGGTAAAAAAAATAAGAAAGTATTAGGGCTTCTTTAGCATCTTTAGTTTCATTAAGGCGCGCATCGCAATAACCATTAAGGGCTTGCGTTTCATGTAGCTCAATAGCCTTTTCTACAAACTCTTTAAGAATTGGCTGCCAGTGATCACGTTCAACTTGGGTGGTTTTCATTTCCCTCTTTCTCGAAAGAAAAGATATCTTCTATCTCCCGATGTACATCGTCACTCTTTTCGTTATCTAATTCATGAAGTCTTTCTTCTCTCTGCAAAACAATTTCTTCTAGCATCTCTACAGTCTTTAGCATCTTCTGGTGTGGTGGTTCACTCATGGAGTTTATCCAGGCGCGTTTACTCTTAGCTAATTTACGCAGCGTGTCTAATGGGAATTCCCCTAGCATTCGACCCTCGATTTTCTCCCCCTTTGTGATTGAGATATTCGCTGGCGTGGTCGATGCCTCGAGACTGAATTCCCCCACCGCATCACGATGAAACTTCTTGCGAACGGAGGCCTCATCGTGGATCGCGATCTCTTGCGGTGGGGGTTTTTCTATATTACCCCCCAAGACGTCTCTGGAGAGAATCCCATCGATACTATCCAGTTCACTCTCATCAGGGCAACCTAGACCTATTAAATCCAAAGTGGCGCGCCTTTTGGCCTTAGTCTCGGCTTTCATATACGCATTTTCCAGAGCGACACCTTTAAGCCCTGCAACGCTAACGCTACCCGTGCCATCCTCTGTCCTGCCTGAAGGTAAGATAGCCTGCACCCGTACCGTCCTAATCCCTAAGCTATCGGTTTCGGCAGAGACTATCTTTGTGCTTACGCCCTTAACTGTCCGTATCTGGGCCGCCCCCCCACGATCCGCATAGAGTGATTCCTTACCATCCCTGAAACGCATGATTTTAAAAGGAGCACCGTGGGGGTTAAGCCCATATTGTCGGCATAAATTGTTAACATACTTAACTTTCTCTTCGGTCGATAGGCCGGCAATATTCCCTTCTAAAACTATTTTGGAAGCTATTTCTAACTGGCTAGATTCTTTAGAAACGATTGCTTTCTGTTCGACGTCTGCCATTCACTCCCCCTTTCTAGGCATATTTCTATACCTATTTACCCGTTTGTAAAACAAAAAAGAGAGAAAATTAATACAGTACTAAAGAGTATTAATTAATGAGGGTGTACACTGAAGAATGGCCATGGAGACCTATGAACGGTTATGCACGGCTATAAAACTATACTAATTAATAATGTATAGGGTGATTAAAAAACCCCTTCTTTTAGTTTTACAACCAAAGAGAAGGGGTTTATTTATTGAATCTGAATAACTGATAAACTAGGTGTAAGTAAACCAACCTAGTTTCAGTTATTCAATAGAAAAGTTAAAAATCGGTGCCGGTAATAGCGCCTAGGTATTCGGGGGTCCTTCTGTGAAGAACAGCCCTGTGATGGCAGTAACGAGCCATTTGAAATGTAAACCCTTAAAGTCAATCAAGGCCGCCATCGAGAGAATATGGAAACAGCACGAAAGGCATCGCCAGAGCCTGAGATGAGCACAGGACAGCGGGGGAATACTCCCTCTCTTTTGTAAAACAAAAGGGTATTCATATTCTTTTTTTTAACTATAAAATGCTTAGCCGTAGTAGGAGTATGCAAAAAAAAGAAAAAAGAAAAAAGAATTAAAGAAAAAAAAGAGAGAAGAGGGTCACTACTCGAAACAATGCTAATACTGTAAGCGATGTATCGAGTAATTACTCTCTCTTAAGGATTAAAAAAAAAATGTATGAAGAAAAAAAAGATAAACCCTTATGGCGAGTAGCAAACCAGAAAGATGGTAATGATCTTTTAAATGAATACGATAAATGCTTCTATCGAAAGTTTGGTAGTAATCCTGTTCATGATTCAAATGATGTGAGTAAAGTTGTGGCTGATTTTCAGTGGATGTGTGGAACATTAGGGAAAGATAAAGCTAAGAGAATGATAGCTGCATATTTCGCTTTAAAAGATGAATGGTTAATCGGTAGGGCTTTTCCACCACAATACATAAGAAAAAATATTAATAAGATTTTAGCTAGCGGGGTTATACCTAGAGATGTTCCTTTAGAGAAATTTGTCGTTGCTTTTACGTACAACGGAGAGCCCGTCGTGAGTAGTGATCCGAATAATTTAGTAGGAGACCCCGCGTATATGGAGCCTATTCCTTGGGATGATTTCATTAAAAAACACCCAGAATACGGCGAAAAAGAGGTGTAAACTTCTTATACACCCCTTCTAGATACCTATAATCATTACGTTTTTCCCTTCAAAAATACTCTATTTTTCTATTTACTTTATGTATAACACTTGTTATACTATAAATGTAGGAGGGAATAGAGATGAAAAAACTAACACCAGCCGAAGACGGAATTAAAGCTTTAAAAGAAGAGATGGCTATCGATAAAGCCAAAAAGGATATCGTCAAATCCCTAGAAGAAATTACAGCTTCATTAGGGGATGTTGAGTTTGATGGTGGGGATATAGACGTCGTTATGAGTAAAGCCTTAAATGAATTCTGGCATAAAAATGATGGTGGATTATGTGAAATGCCAGGATGGACATTACTAGCCCTTAAATATGCCCTTGAACAGTTTGAGTTAAACGAAGCTCATTATGATGCCAAGAGGGAGGAATAGTTATGAAAAAGAGCTTCAAATTAGTCGGTTCAGATGGCTCATTAGAAAGCCTTATTAAAGGTATCTCCAAATGGTTTTTCGGTTCTCAGATTTCCTTGCAACAAATCAATTCTAAAGAATGGGATGTTTACAATTCTAAAGGCTTAATTGAAGGGGTCCGAGTTATTTCTAAAGGTAAACGCTATCGTTTCGAAATAGAGGTTGATTATGAAGGTTAAAAAAGTTGTTGCTAAATCCGAAGCGTATAATAAAGAGCTTATAGAGATTCTCCGCCTATCGGAGAAGATCGGGGAGCTATCTGAAAAAAAGAATTCCCTTCTATATCATTTGGCTCCCCGTCTTAATTCTTCCACTAGAGTTAAATACAAAGGGAAAACCTATTCCTGTTCCATAAGAGATAACTCTAGCCCTACTAAGTGGGGACAGTTTGTCTATATCTCTAAATACTCTTTTCAAAAACGTGAGGTGAAAAAATGAGTGTAAGTGAATTTAAATTATCGTGGCCAATGATTGAAAAGGTAATAAAGGCTATGGACAAAATGGTATTCGCACATAGGGGAATACATTTAAAAGAAGCATACGTTGATTTTATTAAAGATTCCTTTGAAGCTGGTCAGGCCGATGATTTCACGAATGCTGAGGATTTTGTAAGTGTTGCAACTATGGTGTGGGCAGATCATAGGGATGAATTTGATCCGGAAATAAATAATAAAGGAGATAAAAAATGAAAAAACTAATACTTAGCTTAGTGATAATTTCCTTAATCGGTTGCCAGGGTAACGCTACTGGGCCGGACCCTTTCCCTGGACCTGGTTCTGAAATCTCCGTTACCACATCTTTAAAATGTTCTAAAGAACAAGTAGTTGATACTACTTGGCTCGCCTTTGATTATGAACAAGTAGGATTTTCTAACGGGATGATTTCCGTAACGTGTCGTGTACGCCGACCGTATTATGGCTGGAGTTATTCAAGAATCATACCTTCAGGACAGTCTGCTAACTGTGATGTGTATTGGGATATAGATAGCGGTGACCCTGGCATGGCTTACTGGAGATTTACTTCTACAGGGGTTATTTATAACGATACCGATAGCGGTGTTGATGGATCTACCATAACCTTTTCAGCGGGAGATTGTGAATAATGAAGAAAGAAAATCTTTATGAAGTATATTACCCTTTACATATGTATAGCGTGTATCGTGTGTACGCTACCACTAAGAAAGAGGCGATTGAAAAGGTTAAGGATGGACGCGAATGTGAGGAAATCTGCCAGGATGTTTGTCCCCCAGGAAAGATTAAATCCTTCGCCGTGAAGATTGAGGGCCATGATGATTAATTGACACCCGTAATACGTGGGTATAATGAAAAGCTATGGGTAAATCAGATAGTAAAATGGGTAGGCCTCCAAAGAAATACAGTAGAGAAGTCTTGAGGGCTTTACGTTTCACGCTTCATGAAGACAGGGCCATAAGCAGATTCTTAAGAGAACAAACGGAGAAGGAAAAAAGGGTTGTAGGCTTTAGTGAATACGTGAGGGAGCTTCTCCTGGAGCACATCAAAAAAGAGAATAAAAAGAAAGCTGGTTAGTAGGGCCATTCTATTTCACAGACGGTCTCCATATCCACGACAGCGCATTTTAGAATGATATAGACGTCCGAATTCTCGCTATCTATATCGTTATCACAACCCCAACTTAAAACGTAATAACTCTCATCATCCTCTTTTACTAACAAACCCCAGACGGTAGCTCTAACAGCTTTATCTCTATTCGTACCTTGAGCGTGGTCAAGAAAGTCTATTTGGGTGAGGGGATATTTCATATCTCGTAGAGTTTGCCCTGAAAGATGGCTCTATACTTGTGGGCTTTAATCTTTATTTTAACCAATTCGTACCAAGATTCGGTACCGCATTGATACAAGACGACAAATCCATGATGTGAATCTGCCACGTTCTTTACATATTCCTGGGCCTTTAGCGTATGACCCATCCATCCGGATGACACAGCCTCTAAAAGCCTCCCATCCATAACCCTCTGCGAAAAGGTCTGAAATTTATGCGTATGCCCAAATAAAACATTACAGCCGTATTTAGAGAGCATATGGGAGGCGGCATATTTAGAACAAAGCGTCCCGTGGGTTATAATAAAATTTCCAATCTTTAAATGCCCAAGCTGCCCGTATTCGTAGTATTCCCAATCTCGGGGTATCTCTAAAACTCCCCTCACGCTTACGCTATTACCTAGAGCGCCGGCGTATTTCATTAGGTAGGTACGGATTCTGTCTTCGTGATTGCCCTCTAGGTAAATCATTCGTTTAGCCTCAGAGAGCTTCTCGAAGCGTTTTAAAAGAAGTTTGCCAGGTTTTAATTCATCACTAAGAAGGGCTTTAGTTTTTTGGGGGTCTTTATCGTATCTAGATACCGCGTAGCAGTCTTGTATATCACCGCCCAAGATAATGTTATCCCACGGTCTATTAGCCTCTAGGATTCTTAAACATAGGCCCACGGCCCTGGTATCATGCCAAGGCGCATGTATATCTGAAATGAAAGCGCTCTTAAGTGTTTGCATGAATAATACGAGGTGGTAGATACTAGTATACACGAAAAGCCGCTACCAGGGCATCACAGAGGACCATGGATGCGCACGAAATATAATTCAAAAAAAATAAGTCACGCCGGATATACCTTCGATTCTAGAGGCGAGGGGGATTTATTCGACTTTCTAAAATACGCTGAGATGGGCGGACATATTACAGATATAACTACCCAACCGAATGTGCATTTAACTAAAGCTCGCATACTCTATAAGCCAGACTTTAAAGTATGGAATAAAGATTTACAGCTACATGAGTATTACGAGTTTAAGGGATTCGAGACGGCGGTCTGGAGAATAAAAAGAAGGCTTTGGAAATATTACGGACCTTCTACACTTTATGTTTATAAAAAAAATAGAAAAGGAGTATTCTTACACGAGACGATAATACCCAAGGGGGGCTAATGGGATTATTTCTTGTATCGTTTGCGTTTGTATTGATTTTACTTGTTATACCGGTTATCGGTACACATCTCCTCGAAGAGGAGCTAGCGGAGGATGAATGAAGAGCTTTACGACATTCTGTTTAGATGGTTGCTTGGATTTACTTGCGCTCTTCTGTGTTGTTGTGGAGTTATTTCTATTCTGTGTATAACGATAATTTTAATTAAGTGGGCTTTATGAAAAAGTGTGAGCATAAAAACATTATCGGGACACCATTCTGTCCTGATTGTGATGAAAAATGGAATGGGTTTGATTTGGTGTATGAGAATCAGAGATTGAGAGACGCCCTCATGTTTTATGCGGATAAGCGAAATTGGACAGAGGGTTTCGGTTATGACCTTCAATGGCTCACCATTCGTGACGATGGAACTAAAGAAAAGAAAAATGGATATAGCGAAGAGTTTGGCGGCAAACGCGCCCGCAAAGCTTTAGGGATGGAAGAATGAGAAAAGTAGAATTAGATCAACCTAAAAAGAGAAAAATGATGGTCTGTATGGATAATTTTGAGGATCTCTTAGCATGAATATTCTCGTAACTGGATCACTGGGCTTTATAGGCTCTCATGTTTGTTATCAACTTCAAGGCAAACATAATGTTGTGGGAATAGATCACCCTGCCTACTGGAACGATAAAAAATTGGCGGAATATAGAGCGAAACAGCTTCCCAAAGTCAAGCATAAAGAGATTGATGTTGCCACAATGAGGAGCCAGGTCTGGCATTACGCTCAAAAAGCAGATGTGATTATTCACCTGGCCGCAATGGCAGGGGTGCAAGGTTCGATGAAAGAACCCGTGGCCTATACGGAAGTAAATATTGAGGGGTTGCTTAATATTCTAGAATGCGCCCGCCATGCTCATAAACCCCCAAGAGTTATTTACGCATCCTCGAGTAGTGTGTACGGATCAGAGCCTCCCCCGCATAGAGAAGATATGCCGTGTAATAACCAGCTAAGTTATTACGCAGCGACAAAAAGAGCGGATGAGGCCATGGCTGCGGCGTATATAAATCAATTTGCCCTCCCTATTACAGGGTTACGGTTCTTTACGGTATATGGCCCATGGGGTCGAAAGGAAATGTGCATATATAAGTGGGCCCTTAATATTGCATCGGGTCAAGAAATTGTGATGTTCAATAATGGCAATCACGCAAGAGATTTCACCTACGTTGACGATGTGGTTGAGGTGATAATCCGAAACATAGAACAGAACCACGATGTGTCTATTTTAAATGCGGCAGCGGGAAATAGTATTGCCCTAACTCAAGTGGTAGAAGAGCTAGAGAATAATTTAAATAAAAAGGCTAAAATTAAATATGCTCCCATGCAAAAGGGAGATGTTATAGCGACACAAGCGGATGTGAGCCTTTTAAGAGAAAAATGTTTATATGTCCCTTCGACTACGTTTAAGAAAGGGATAGAAAGATTTATTAAGTGGTTTAAGCAGTACCACAATATATAGGAGACCCCTATGCCTCAAAGCACAAAGATTTTAGATACACATGATATTCCGTTTTCAAGCACTAAGCAGGGAAATAAAAACGCTCTTGATGTGAGCATAGCTGGCCCTTTAACTGGCTTTGGGGAAATGGAGGTAGCTGAAAGCACCCCTCTTGCGCAGATTGATGCCGTTTATGGATTAAGAGACGGAACAGATACGCAGAATATTGTAGGTTCTGGGAGTGGTTCGGCCACGGTTACATTCTCTACAATTGGTGGGCAATTCGTTTGCGCTACAGGTACAGATACTGCGGGTAGCGCCGTAATTTATTCAAAAAGAAATGTGAGATATCGCCCAGGTGAGGGGATTAAATTTAAAGGCACAGCCGTATTCGATACTCCTAAAGCAGATAGTAATCAGAGATTCGGTTCCTACGCATTGGGTAATGAATTAGCCTTTGGGTATAAAGATACAGATTTTGGTATATGGCACCGCACGGGCGGTAGGCCTGAGATTTATTATCTTAGTATTAATACCGCAACTGGAAATCAAACCCTTACTATCGAATTAGATGGTACAGGTTATGACGTCTCTGTGACAGGAGCCAGTAGAACCACAGTTGCTTATGAAATAGCTCAAGCCGCAGCGACCTTTACAGGATGGGAGCTTGATCATGTTAATCAATCCACAACCTCTAGGGTTATATTTGCCTCTAAAACCGTTGGGGAAAGAATTGGAGCCTTTAGCGTCACAACCACGGGAGGCGCTGCAACCACAAGCGCAAGTATGATACAAGATGGTGCGGGCGCTCCTAATGTTGACACCTTCGTTACACAAGGCTCTTGGAATATAGACACCCTAGAATCAAATACCTTTGGATCTTTTATTCTAGATCCCTCAAAGGGGAATGTTTATCAGATTGGTTTTAAATACTTAGGCTATGGTTCTATTACCTATTCGGTAGAAAATCCTAATACGGGATTATTTACTCCCGTTCATCAAATTCAATTTCCCAACCAAGATGACCAGCCAAGTATGGATAATCCCATTATGGGAGTAGGATGGACAGCGGAGAATACTGGAAATACTACAAATATTACAGTTAAAGGTGCATCGGCAGAAGGTTCTGTCCAGGGCCAAATTGTCCCTTTTAGAAATCCAAGGGGGGAGAATAATAGCGCTACAGGAGTTGATACAGCAATAAATGGTATTTTAGGTATTAGAGTAGGAAGTGAATCTGAAGGAAGAATTAATTTAGGGGAAGTATTCCCCTATCTAGTTACAAGCGCAGTGGATGGAAATAAGCCAGCCCTTATTGGAATATACATAAATCCCACTGTTACAGGCCAAGAAAATTGGGTCTATGTGGATCACGATATAAGTATCGTAGAAGTAAATAAAACCCCCGTCGTATTATCGGGAGCAAGCGCTATTGTTTCAGCGGCCGTTCCAAAGGTTGGCGGAGCCGTTGTCGATCTTAAGGCCTTAAATGTTGTTCTTGCTAGGCACGATGTTCTTTATGTCGCCTGCGCAGCAAGCTCAGGCACAACGGACGTCTCTGTGGGTATCACCTGGTTAGAAGATTGATATCTTAAGCGTGTTATACTAAGAGTAAATATTGCCGGTGCAGTAAGGAGCGATATATGGCAAAGAAGAAAAAACGAGGGCGCCCGCCTAAAAATAAAACCAAACGTAAAAGAAAAAATCCTAAGATAAATCCAGAGACAGGGAAATGCTATAAAACCCCATCCCCAAACGACGGCAGACCTAGAATAGAATTTGATCAATTCGATTTCTTAGAGCTAGATAAGCTCTGTCAAATTCAATGCGGCCTTGAAGAAATAGCCGACTGGTTTGGTGTGTCCGCAGATACGATAGAGAATAGAGTTAAAGAGAAATATGGGATAACTTTCTCGGAGCATTTCCGTAAAAAGAGCGCACAATCACGTGTAACGTTAAGAAGAATGATGTGGTCAAAGGCGATAAATAACAACGATACGACAATGCAGATATTCCTATCGAAGCAAAAACATCTCTTGAATTATACAGATAGGGTACAAGATGATAGCTATGCTAAGGTGTTGGCGGCGTGTATGGATTTAGAGAAAGAAAAGGCTAACGAGGCATCGTGAAAATAAAAGCTAAGGATATAAAGCTCGTCTCTATATCCAAAATAAAAAAACATCCAAAGAACCGGAATATTCACACAGATGAGCAAATAGATCGTCTGTGTGAAATCATTAGGTACAGCGGGTTTAGAAATCCATTAGTTATATCTAATTTAAGTGGAAGATTAATTGCTGGGCACGCCAGGTTAAAGGCCGCAAAGAAACTGGGGTTAAAAGAGGTTCCTGTTATTTACCAAGATTTCGATAACGAAGAAATGGAATACCAACATCTCACAGCGGATAACGCCATTGCTGTATGGGCTGATTTAGATAAGAAGTTAGTGGGGGAGGATATATTAGATTTCGGGCCTGATTTCGATACGGCTCTATTGGGGTTCGATAATTTTGAAATAGAACCAGCCGATTTATACGCAGATAAAGACGAGGATGCCGTTCCAGAGCCTCCAAAAGAGCCCATTACTAAAACAGGCGACTTGTGGATATTGGGTGAGCACAGAGTATTGTGTGGCGATTGCACCGATCCGAATAATATTGAAAAGCTCATGAATGGTGAGAATGCGGATATGGTGTTTACTGATCCGCCTTATGGGATTGATGTTGCCGGGTCAGATGGAAAAATAGGGGAAGGTAAGAAGTGTATATCCAAACAATATGGGGACGTGATTGGTGACACGTCAGAGTTTGACCCCCGGTTTTTGTTGGGGCTCTCTGGCGAAAAAATGATATTTGGCGGGAACTACTTTGCTCACACGTTGCCACGATCGACCCATTGGGTTGTTTGGAACAAACACTCTCAGGATAAACACTTGCGAGTCAATGACTTTTCAGATTGTGAATTACTTTGGACCACATTTAAACGTACATCGACAGTCATGTATAAACACGGTTGGTCCGGTATGTTTATGAGTGGAACAAGAAGAGACGAGGGGAATAAAAAGGTCCACCCAACCCAAAAACCGGTAACACTGTGTGCGGAAATATTGTCAGACTATTCAAGAGAAAATACGATTATTCTTGATCCATTCCTCGGTTCTGGCTCAACCCTCATCGCCTGCGAAAAAACAAACCGAAAATGCTATGGAATGGAAATCGATCCAACATACTGCGATGTAATAGTTAAGAGGTGGGAAACCTTTACTGGTAAAAAAGCCACGCTAGATGCCTAAAACTCCATTCAATGATAAATCGTGGCGTCTCTCTCATTGTTATAAAATCATAAATAAAGAAGGTAAACGGGTTACCCTTTCCCCCAATAGATTTCAAAAACAAATCTTCGCATCTGAAAAATTAAGAAAGCTAGCCCTTAAGGCGCGCCAAGTAGGTATCTCTACAGGATGCATCTTAGATTACTTTGACGATGTGCTCACGATAAAGAATTTGAATTGCTGCATATTAGCTCATGAGAATGATGCGATTAAAAAGCTCTTTCGCATTGTTACAAGGGCATACGACGCTCTACACCCCACATTCAAACCAAAACTAGATAGGGGTGGTGGCTCTAAATACGAGTTATTCTTCCCTGAGATTAATTCCCGTATCTATTGTGATTTAGAATCTCGGGGGGACACTATACAGAGGCTTCATATTTCAGAAGCTCATTTTATTAAAGATGAAAACCGTATTAAAGCCACAATGGAGTGTGTCCCTTTACACGGTAAAATAAGCGCAGAGACCACACCGAATGGAATAGGGGGGTGGTTCTATGATGTGTGGAACGATGTAAATCAGGAGTGGGATCATTTCTTCTTCCCTTGGTATTTATTCCATGAATACAAAATTCCCACTAGACCGTTGGTATGGACACCGGAGGAGCGAGCCCTAGAACGATACGCTCTAAAGCAATATGGTCACGCATTAACCGATGAACAGATAGCCTTTAGGCGCTCTAAAATAAACGACCTAAAGGGTTTGTTTTTTCAGGAATACCCCGAAGACCCCACAAGCTGCTTCCTAACAAGTGGTCAATCCGTAATGGATCTTATTAAGATTCAGGGATTTCTTAATAATCTCCCCGTTCCAATTGAAGATAAGAATGGGCTTACAATAATGCGACAATACGATCCCTCGCATACCTATGTCGTGGGAGTAGATACCTCTGAAGGGGTGGGGCAGGATTTTTCGGTTGCGAGCTTTATTGATAACGTGACAAAAGAGCAAGCCGCGATATTAAGATGCCAGGAAAGGCCTCACGATTTCGCTCACCATATTTATGAATCGTGTGCTCTGTATCACGAAAAGGGTAAACCATGGCCCTTAGTAGGGGTGGAAAGGAATAATCATGGGCATGCAGTAATACTGGAATTAGATGAGCACATCAGGTATGAGAATCTTTATCGGCATAAGGACGGTCGATATGGATGGGTGACAGATAGGGTCACGCGTCCTATTATGCTTGATACTTTCGTTGACGGGGTGGAAAATCAGACCGTAACGCTTCTCGATAGAAATACCCTCCAAGAGTGTTTGACGTTTGTGGATATAAACGGAAAAGCTCAGGCGGCTCCTGGTAAGCATGATGATTGTATTATGGCAACGGCAATAGCCATTCAAATGTGCTTAGAGTGTTCTGTGAGCCAATTATATGAGAAGATAAAAGAGAAAATCCTTATCTAACTATGCCAGCCAAAAAAAAATATCAAAAACCTGAAGCTAAACCACCTACGGATTCTAATCAGAATTTAATTGCTGATATGTTTCCAAACATGAAGGAGCGAACGGAAGCGGATTCTGCATACTTTCCAGATTCTCAATTCGCTCCCTATAACCCAGACGATTTATTTCAAAAACGAAACGACTACTACTATTACGATGAGATGCTTAAAGACGATCAGGTATCTGTCTGCGCATCAATCAAACGAGACTTAGTGGTTGGAACAGGCTGGTCGGTCATTTCCGAGGAGGACGATGAACAGCACCAGATTATTCAAGAGGATATCGAACGGGCATTATCTGAAGATACGGAATTACCGTTTGATGATCAGTTGGAAGAGATTATCTCCGCTTATAATTATGGCTTTAGTGTATCTGAGAAAGTCTTTAAATATCGGCCAGATGGCGCTCTAACACTAAAGTATATTAAGACAAGACACCCCTCTACATGGTTGCTTCATACGGATAGGCAAGGGAACGTTGTTAAGTATCAACAGCAAGGCGTAATGGGTAATTTCGATATTAACCCCAAGAGCTTGATACACTATGTCAACAATCCTGGTTGGGGAAATCCCTATGGGCTATCGGATTTAAGGGCTGCTTATACTGCGTGGTTCGTAAAAACACAGATAATTCGATACTACGGAATTTTTATCGAAAAGGCCGCATCACCTACGCCCGTAGCTAAGTATGATAAAAACGCGCCGCAGAGCGCCGTAAATGATATTCATGATGCGATTAAGAAGCTTCAGGTAAAGACTGCCCTAACCATTCCCAAGGATATTGAGATTGATTTCCTACAGACTAATGACAAGGGTGAAGCTTTTACCAAGGGCATTAATATATTCAATATGTTTATTGGACGTAGCTTGTTAATCCCAGACCTACTGGGCTTTCAGGGGGATGAGACATCGGGCGGCTCGTACGCTCTTGGTAAAGACCAGATGGATATTCTCTTTAAGCACGTAGAGCGTCGACGCAGCACATTAGAATCCATGATTAATAAGCATATTGTGTGGCCTATTGTGGTAGCGAATCATGGGTTTGTTCCAAATTATCCTAAATTCAAACTTAATTCGATTAGTGATGAAAAGGCAGTTGAACTAGCGAAGCTTTGGATTGAGGCGATGAAAGGAAAGCTTTATAAGCCTACGGAGCAAGAGATTAATAGACTTAGAGAGCTAGTGGGATTTCCCACTGGAGATGTTGAGATACTTGAGCCTCAACCCTCAACGCCTCCAATGCCGTTTAAAGAAAAAGAGAATCCACAGGTTGTGGATAAGCCTGTGGATAAAGTTGAAACCTTTGCCTCCGTTTATGCTCCCGCTAAGGGAGACTTTAGTAATAAGACAGATTTCAAAGCGATTAAGAATAATATGGAGAGCTTTAGAGAAAGGCTCTTAGCTGAAGCGGCACCTATAGTAAATAAGATTTATGAGGACCTATTCGATCAACTAGAGAGAAAGAGAATTCTCCAGACACAGAACGCAGAGAAATTGGAGACCATCTCCTTGAAGCATCTTAAGGAATTAAAGCAGATGCTTAAGAAGAATCTCCGCGGTGCATACAAAGATGGACAGATACTAGGACAAAAGGAATTACTCAAGAGCAATTTCGCCACACCATTACCGGATGATAAATTCCTAGAGTTTTTAGATTCACAGACGTTCGAGTTTGTTGGAGATTGGGCCTACAACGTGTCTAAAAAAGCAAAGCAAGAAATGCGGCAAGCCATTAGAGATGGCAAACCCCTTTCTCATGTAATTGACGTATTAGAAGAGGACGGTAAAAAGGCTGCACAGAATTCTATAGAACGATATGCCCGTACCGCACATACGGATGTGATTAACAGGGGTAGGCAGGCCTTTTTTAACGAGACCGGCATGGTCGCAGCTTATCAATATTCTGCTATACTTGATGATAGGACCACGGATATCTGTAGAGGACTACACGGTAAAATCTTTAAGAACGGCACCGAGCCCGTACCCCCCATGCATTTTAATTGTCGCAGCGTATTGGTTCCTATAACAGTTTTCGAAGAATTCACACCAGATAAAAAGGTCGGTAAACAGGATATAAACTCATTTATCGAGGAGAATAAGGGGAAGGGATTTCCCAAGAGGTAAATATATGCCAGAGCTACAAAATATTGAAGGCGTAGAAGTCTTCGCCGTTGGAGAATGGAACGGGGATAAATACACTGAGAAAGACCTTGATATTATGGTCAAGGCTTTTAATGAGACGTCAAAATCTTGGCGGCCTCCCCTGAAGCTTGGACACGATGCAAATCAAACCATATTGCAGCAAGACGGATTACCCGCAGCGGGATGGATTTCTAATCTCCGCCGTATTGGGCAGAAGCTAGTTGCTGATTTAGTCGATATCCCTAAAAAGGTATTTGAGGTTATTAAGAATAAAGCCTACGATACAGTATCGGCAGAAATTCACTGGAATGCTGAGGTAGATGGTAACCCGTATAAAAGGGTCCTAAGCGCCGTTGCTCTATTAGGTGCGGATTTACCAGCGGTAACCAATTTACAACGTATTAGTGATCGTTTTAGCTTTAAAGGCGAAACACGCTATTACACACTTAAACTCAATCAAAACTCCAATAATAAGGGGGCAGAGATGCCAGAAGAGAATAAAGAAAAAATGGAAAAAGCATTAGAGAACGAACAGGGCACCGTGGAAGCCCTCAAAGCTCAAGTAGCGTCTTTAAAAGCCGAATGTGAAAAACTTAAAAAGGCTCTTGAGAAGAAAAACGAGAAGGAGGAGGAAATGAAAGAAGCCGAAGCCAAGAAAGAGAATACAGAACATGTGGCAGAGGTTAAAAAACTTTCTGAGGATAATGAAGCCCTTCGCAAACAGATCAAAGAAAAAGACATTGAAGCATCTGTTGCTAGCTTGCTATCTGAACAACTTATCACAAAGGCCATGAAGCCCTATGTGAAAGAGCTTCTCGATGATGAGAAAAAATCTTATTCAATTAAAATTGAAAAGGAAGAGAAAGAGTTTTCAAAGGAAGGTCTCTTAAAAGAAATCCTACAGCTCAAAAAAGCCGCCGAGGTTAATTTAGATGAAAATTCCGAGGCAGGCAAAAAGAATGCTGAGGACGAAAAGGACCTTATTGAGAAGGTAAGCGCATACGCTAAAGAAAAGGGGTTAACATTCGGGCAGGCCACGAAGGCTATGCTTAAGAAATCCTAGGCGTACGCATTTTTATAAACAAAGGAGACCAACATGGTACATGGATTTAAGGTTGCAACAACCTTGGCCGCATATCGTTGTGTGTCTTGTGTCACGGGTACTGCCGAAATGGTTGAATACCCAGATACAACATCGGCACTGATCATCGGGATCACAACGGATACGGTTAAAGATACGACCGGAACCATTCCGGTTAAAACCGCTGGGGAAATTGCACAG